CAGTTGTCACTGGACCTGCTGCGCCCGACAATCCGCAAGCCGGGGTCTGAGCTGTGGTTCACGTGGAACCCGCGCGCTGAGACGGACCCGGTGGATGTTCTGCTGCGCGGTGAAAGCCCGCCGCCCGATGCCGTCGTGATTGAGGTCAACTACCGCGACAACCCGTGGTTTCCGGAAGTCCTGCAAGCGGAAATGGAGTATGACCGCGACCGCGACCCGGACAAGTACAAGCACATCTGGCTAGGTGCCTACCAGACCAACAGCGAGGCGCGGGTGTTCAAGAACTGGCGCGTCGAGGAGTTCGAGACGCCGCCCGATGCGATCCATCGTTTTGGCGCTGACTGGGGCTTTGCGACGGACCCAACCGTCCTGGTGCGCTGCCACGTGATCGGTCGGACGCTGTACGTGGATTACGAGGCTTACCGCGTGGGCTGCGAGATCACCGACACGCCAAGCCTGTTCCTGTCCGTGCCTGAGGCGGAACGCTGGCCTATCGTGGCGGATAGCGCGCGGCCTGAGACCGTCAGCCACATGCGCAAGAACGGCTTCCCCAAGATCGTCAGCGCGGTGAAGGGGCCTAAATCGGTCGAGGAGGGCGTGGAATGGCTCAAGTCACACGACATCGTGGTTCACCCGCGCTGCATTCACACAATCGATGAATTGAGCCTCTACAGCTACAAGATCGACAAGCAGACGCAGCAAGTCCTGCCGGTGCTGGACGACAAGGACAACCACGTGATCGACGCGCTGCGCTACGCCTGCGAAGGGATGCGCCGTGCCCCTGAACGCAAACCTGTAACCAACGCCGCACCCATGCCTGTCGCGTCCCGCTGGGGCTAAACGGCACAGGGCTTGCTTATCCGGCTTGTCTAGAATACTATCCGCCCGCCAGCGATCACGCGAGGGAAATTAATGGCGCGTCCTACCAAGACCGAACGGCTGAACAAGGTCTTTGAGGCCGCGCTGACCGAGTTCAATCGGGTGCAGGCTTCGTGCCAGGACGAGCGACGCCAGTGCCTTGAGGACCGCCGCTTCCTGACCATCCCCGGCGCGCAGTGGGAAGGGGCGCTCTCGGAGCAGTTTGCGAACAAGCCGAAGTTCGAGGTCAACAAGGGCCAGCTCGGCCTGATCCGGATCTACAACGAGTACCGCAACAACCGCATTACCGTGGACTTCCGCCCCAAGGACGGGGCGAAGGACGATCCGCTGGCTGACATGTGCGACGCCCTGTTCCGCGCGGACTTTCAGGACAGCAACGGCGAGGAAGCCGCTGATAACGCTTTCGAGGAAGGCACGGCGGGCGGGTTCGGAGCATGGCGGCTGGCGTCCGAATACGAGAACGAGGACGACGGCGAGGACGAACGCCAGCGCATCCGCTTCCACCCGATCTATGACGCTGACACCTCGGTTTACTTTGACGTCGACGCCAAGCGGCAGGACAAGTCGGACGCGAAACGCTGCTGGGTGCTGCACTCGCAGACGCCGGAAAGCTTCCGCGCCGAGTGGGGCCAAGACCCGGCAACCTGGCCCAAGGACAACACCGCTGAACTGTTCGATTGGGCCACGCCGAATGTGGTCTATGTGGCGGAATACTACGAGGTCGAGAAGAAAACCGAGACCCATCACGTGTTCATCGACCGCGAAAACGAGCAGGTCGTTTACACCGAGGACGAACTTGAGGACCTGAGCGAGACCGGCGAGGTTGAAGGCTCGGTCGACGCTGGCATTGCGCTGCTAGCCGAGCAAGGCACGGTCAAGGTCAAGGAAAAGCGGGTCAAGATCCGCAAGGTCCACAAATACATCATGTCGGGCAACGGCATCCTTGAGGATTGCGGCTACATCGCGGGCAAGTGCATCCCGGTGATACCGTTCTACGGCAAGCGCTGGTTCGTGAACAACGTCGAGCGCATGGCGGGCTTCGTGCGCTATGCCAAGGACTCGCAGCGGCTCAAGAACATGCAGTTGGCGTTGCTGGCCGAGACCAGCGCGCTTTCGACGATCGAGAAGCCTATTTTCTTTCCTGAGCAGATCGCTGGCCACCAGGTCATGTGGGCCGAGGATAACGTCAAGAATTACCCCTACCTGCTGGTCAATCCGACGACTGACGCCGAGGGCAATGTCATTCCGGCAGGCCCGATAGCCTACACCAAGCCGCCCGCGATCCCGCAAGCCTTGGCCGCGCTTTTGAAGATCACCGAGCAGGACATGGCCGAAATCCTCGGCAACACACAGCAGGCCGACAAGATGGTCTCGAACATCTCCGGCAAGGCTGTCGAGATGATCCAGCAGCGCAGCGACATGCAGGCGTTCATTTACATGTCGAACTTTGCCAAGGCCATGCGGCGCTGCGGCGAGGTCTGGCTGTCGATGGCGCAGGATCTGTATTACGAGAAGGGCCGCAAGATGAAGGGCCTTGGCGAGATGGGCGACGTTGAAGGCGTCGAACTCGGCAAGCCTGTGCTGGGCAAGGACGGCAAGCTGCGCAACCTTGACCTAGCTGACGCTGACTTTGACGTTTACGCGGACGTCGGGCCTTCGTTCACAAGCCGCCGCGATGCCATGTCGCGCCAGTTGGCCGGCATGATGCAGGTCACGCAAGACCCGGCTGACCTCAAGGTTCTGACCTCGCTGATGCTGTTCAACATGGACGGCGAGGGCCTTGGCGATGTCCGCGAATATTACCGCAAGCAGCTTGTCCAGCTTGGCGTGATGCAGCCCAGCGAGGCGGACATGGAAGCCGCCGAAGCCGCTGCGCAGGACCAGCAGCCTGATCCCAACGCCGAACTTGTAGCCGCGCTGACCGCCAAGGAAGGTGCGCTGGCACAGAAGGCCGAGGCCGAGGTTGCCTACACGATCGCCCGGACGCGCGGCGAGGAAGCGGACACGATGAAAACGCTGAGTGAGATCGGAGGCGCGCCAGATGCCGTCTAACCTGCCGCCTGACTTTATCAAGGCAATGGAAACCGGCGTGATGCCGGACTTTCCAGAGCGCGGCCTGTATAAGCAATGGGATCGGCAATGGAACGCATCTGGTTACGCCAAGGAACCGCATCATCGCGGACAGGTGCAGTGCCGCTTTCCGCCGCATTGGGCACCATCGCTGTGCGCTCTTGCCAGCAAGATTGCCGATCCAATCAAAACAGCGGAACCGCCCGCCGCATTTCCGGGTGAGCAATAGGTGAACGATGGACACGCAAGAGATCAACGCCCCCGATCTTGAGGACCAGGAACTTGCCGAGGCGGAACTCCCCGAAGAGCAAGCCGAACCCGCCGAAGGTGAAGCCGGGGAAGCTGCCGAAGAGGACGGTCCGCTCGTTGTTTCGTTTGGCGAGGATGAGCCGGAAGCCGAGCCAGAACTAGACGGGCCTGCGCCGGAATGGGTCAAGGAACTGCGCAAGCTGACCCGCGAACAGGCCAGACGCATCAAGGAACTGGAGCAGGCCACGCAGGCCCCATCTGACGCGCCAGTGATCGGTCCGAAACCGACGCTTGAAGGCTGCGACTATGACGCAGACGAGTTTGAGCGCCAGCTTGACGACTGGAAGGAAAAGCGCCGCACAGTCGAGCAGGCCGAGGAAGCCAAGCGCACCGCCGAACGTCAGGCCGAGGAGGACTTCCAGCGCCGCCTGACCGCCTACAACGAGGCCAAGACCGCGCTGCCGGTGGACGACTTCGACGAAGCCGAGGCGCTGCTGATCGAGACGTTTGACGCCACGCAGCAGGGCTTGCTGGTCAAGCTGGCCAAGCAGCCGGCGCTGTTTGCTTATGGGCTGGGCAAGAACCCGACGAAGGCCAAGGCTCTGGCTGCGATCAAAGATCCGGTGGACTTCATTGCCGCCGCAACCCGGATGGAAATGGAAATGAAACAGGTCAAGCGATCCGCCCCCGCGCCGGAAAAGATGTTGAGCAGCAACGGTGTGGCAGGCGCAACGGCGGTGGACAACCGGCTTGAGAAGCTGCGCGAGGAAGCGGCGCGGACCGGCGATTTCAGCAAGGTCCGCGCTTACAAGGCTTCGCTGCGCAGTTAGGCTTCGCCGAGGGCATCCGCACTGGCAACTCCCCCAGTGCTTTCGGCATGACTGGACCGGGTTTAGGCCCGGTCCTTTTTTGTTGGAACGACGGCTTTCTGACGCTATAAAAGCTGCGGCTGCGGCTGCGGCGGCGTGGATGGACACGCGCGAAATGGAAGCGGCGCAACCCGCGAAGGGCAGAGCGCCGGGATTGGAATAGGCCCTGAACCTGTCATCGTTGCGGATGACTGGCCAGCCCGGCAGCCGGTATCGAGTCCGGCCCGCAGCCCCACTCTCTCCAGATATGGCACGGCGCTTGCATAAATCCGCGCTGTGTAGTATTCTGCGCGCCAAGGCAGTAACGCGGGGCCTCGCCTAACCCCACCAAGGACGCCGTCCCTCCTCAAGCGGGCGAGTATTGAACCGGGCCAAATGGCTCATTTCCCTACTCGCCTAGCAAAAGGAACAAGGCGATGGCTGCTAACAACTTTTCCAAGGAAGAGCGGGTTGCGTTCGAGGACATCCTTGAAGGCTTCAACGACGCTCTCGTCATCTCGCGCAACGTTGCCAAGTT